ATTGGGCACAACTCCATCGGGTTCGATTGGCCAGCTTTGTTGAAGATGGATACAACCGGAGACCTTTCGTTGAATCCTCCATTTGTAATCGACACAAAGATTATGGCCAAGTGTGTTTACCCAGACCTAAAGAACCACGACTTCAGAGAGAAGAGTGTCGAGATTAGATACGCAGGTAGCCACTCGCTGAAGTGCTGGGGTATGCGCTTGGGTATTCACAAGGACAGCCACGGCGAAACCGAGGACTGGACTAAGTGGTCTCAGGAGATGCAGGACTACTGTGAGCAAGACGTAAGGGTGACTGCTAAGCTTTACGAGCACTTACAAAAGCTCGCACCAAGTAAGAACGCTTTGTTGCTTGAGCACCAGTTCGCTCAGGAGATTCAAAAGCAAGTCAGCAACGGATTTCCGTTTGACGAAGAGAAAGCCAAAGCTCTCACAGCGAAGCTTATGACGCGCCGTGTGGAGTTGAGCGACGAGCTTCAAGAGCTTTTCAAGCCGACAGTGAAGGAGACCAAGTCGCCTATTGGTTGGTCTGTTTCCGTGGAAGAAAAAACCTACACAGCACCCACCAAAACTAAGCTCAAGACAGTGCTCAAAGAAGCAGGTCTTAAGCAGTCTCTAGTCAATGGTGCAACCAAGTTAGCCAACAAGACCAAGACCATCCCTTTCAATCCCGGTTCACGCGACCAAATAGCAGCGCGTCTTATCGAGCAGGGTTGGAAACCAGCAGCCTACGAAGGCAAGCGCCCAGCAATCAACGAAGCGGTTCTCAAGGACATAGGGACACCAGCAGCGCTCAAGCTACTGGAATACCTTCTCGTCCAGAAGAGACTAGGAGCGCTTGCGGAAGGTAAAAACGCTTGGATGACCATGGTGCGTAACGGTCGCATCCACGGCAACGTAGATACGCTAGGAGCTTACTCCGGTCGCTGCTCTCACTACAAACCGAACTTGGGACAGATACCCGCCACCAGAGCCCCCTACGGAGGTGAGTGCCGTGAGTTGTTCAAGGCTCCAGACAACAAGGTTCTAGTTGGAGCTGACGCTTCGGGAATCGAGTTGCGAGTATTAGCCCACTACTTATCTAATTGGGATGAAGGAAGCTACGCCAAGACGATTGTCGAGGGTGACATCCACACCGCGAACCAAGAAGCTGCTGGATTGTCTACTCGCGACGAAGCGAAAAAATTCATATACATGTGGTTATACGGAGCTGGTGATGCAGCCATTGGCGCGATTGTGGACGGCGGAGAACGCGAAGGTAGAACCCTAAAGGAGCAGTTCCTCGCCAAGATTCCCGCCGTGGCTTCTTTGATGAAAGCCATCGAGCAGTCGGTATCTCGCTCCGCTACCATCAAGGGTCTCGACGGTCGTATCATCCCAGCACGCAAGGCGTTCTCCGCTTTAAACCTAGTATGTCAATCAGCAGCAGCCGTCATCATGAAGAAGGCGTTGGTGCTGTTTGCTGAGAGTGCCAATGACGACGACTACGAGATGCACGGTAACGTCCACGATGAGGTTCAGTTCTCTTGTGACGCCGATAAAGCCGACGAGCTTGGTCAGTTGTTTGTGGACAGCATCAAGAAAGCTGGCGAGGTGTTGAACGTCCAGTGTCCTCTTGACGGAGAATACAAGGTGGGCGCTAACTGGAAGGAGACTCACTAACATGAAGAAAATACTACTAGACGCCGACATGCTGGCTTACCGAGCTGCTTTCGCTAGCGAGGTTGAGACTAAATGGGACGAGGACACTTGGACCCTTACCTGCAAGGAGAGCGACATGAAGCGGGAGGTTAAGGCGTTTATGTCGAACCTATCGGAGACGCTGCAATCAAGCGACATCGTCCCGGTGTTCTCCACATCGACCAACTACCGCTACGACCTATGGCCTGACTACAAAGCTAACAGGAGAGACAAGCGAAAGCCTGTCGGTCTCAAGTGGCTAATCGGATGGGTCACTGAGGACTACAAGGGTATCTCTGAGCCTAACCTAGAAGCTGATGATTTGATTGGTATATTGGCAACCAGAGAACCTGAGAACACCATCGCGGTCTCAGGTGACAAGGACTTTGAAACCCTACCGATTACTTGGTATAACCCGCTCAAGGATGAGACTAAAACAACCTCACCGGAAGCAGCGCGTAGGTTCCATTTAATCCAAGCACTAGCCGGGGACTCTGCTGACGGCTACAAAGGGGCTAAGGGTGTTGGTGTTATCGGGGCTAAAAAACTACTCGACAAGGACGGTTATACATGGGATACCGTGGTAGCAGCTTACGAGAAGGCAGGGCAGACTGAGGAGGACGCTTTGCTCAACGCGAGACTGGCCTACATCCTGCACGACAAAGACTTCAACGCAAAAACAAAAGAGATAACGCTATGGACGCCAGCGAAGTGAACGACCCTAAAGGAGCCGCAGGTGCTTTGAAGACTCCCATGCACCTGCTTCCCCCGTCGGCTCTGGAAGAAACTGCATGGGCGCACAAGCTTGGAGCCGAAAAGTATGGTCCTTACAACTGGAGGGACACGGGCGTTTGCGCTACGACTTACGTTGCTGCTATTATGCGTCACCTAAACAAATGGAGAGACGGAGAAGACCTAGACGATGAGTCTGGTAGAAGCCATTTAGCCCACGTTATTTGCTCAGCAAACATCCTTTTGGACGCCGCTCATTGCGGAACTCTACAAGACGACAGAAACAAGCTACCGTAAGATTAGGTATATATGAAACAGGAAAACCAAATTCCGCCAATTAGCGATGAATTACTCAAAGCTTTGAAGGCTCAGTTCCCTATGAGAGACTTAGGTCTTGACTACAACTTAAGGGACATGGACTACCACGCAGGTCAGCGTTCGGTAATTCATTTTCTTTCTTTCAAACATAAAGAACAACGAGAAAACTCGCTAACATCCATTCCAGATAACTAACATCAACTACTATATGCCATGTGCCTATCGACTCCTTCCCCTCCTCCTCCTCCACCTCCTTCTCCCACGCCTCCACCGAGGCCAATGAAGAAGGTCACGAAAATAGATTCTGCTGCGCGTAAGACACGCAAAGCGTCTCAACGTCGCGGAGGACAACGCTCTCTTCTTATAAACAGGACGACTCCTAAAACAGGTTCGGCTGGAAGCGGAGCATCACCTTATTAAACACTATGAGTTATTACGGAAAAACAATCACAAACCCGGCACAGGGAACAAACACTGAAATCGACTGGAACGGTTCTACAGGAATGTTTGCTGTTGCAGGAAGCAACTTCCAAAGTCGGACAGTTAAACTACAGCATAAAATCGGTGACACTTGGGTTGACATCGGTTCTGACGCTTCTTTTACAGCCAACGGAGCAGTTCTATTCACTACCTCTGCCTCTAAAGTACGGGTTAGTATCGACGCGGTAAGTGAGGGAGCAGACCTTGTTGTCGTTGTCGAAGTAAAACCTGTCGTCGAAAACAAAGCTTACTAATCATGTTTCAGTTCCCCGCAGGTTCCAACACCGCACCCCTTACAACGGCTGTTGCTAGACCTACATCTTCTGGTCTTACAGGCGGGGGATTTGACCCCTTATCTTTAAACCCGATTCTGGCTTACGAGGCAAGCTCTTCGATGCTGGCAGCGGGTGGAGGGGCAGCATCGAACCTTGACCTTGTCGCGACGTTTTCCAACCGAGTAAGCGGAGGCGCTAATGCAGCCCAGACCACCGCATCCAAGCAACCTCGCGCCCATGTGCCACTAGGTAGCGGTCATTTACATCTGCCCGGAGTTAGCGGCAATTACGCGTCCCTAGCAGCAGGAGTGAACTTAGGAACGCAAACCGAGATTCTGATTGGGGTGAAGGTGCGAACTTGGAGACCTTCGGCTGACCAGTCTCTGTTTGACCAGTATCCGGCCTCTCTTATGGTGTGGCAGAGGACTACAGGAAAGTTTCAAGTCTATTTCGGCACAAGCGCGAATTTTCAGACAGCCAGCGTGATTCCAACCGACGCTCCCCTCGAAACGGTCATCAAAATTGTCAGGGACGGAACAGATGCGTCAACGGAAGTCTTCTACAAAGACCACGACGGGTCGTTTACTTCATTAGGGTCTACGACATTGGGAGCAGTAGGCGCTGCCCCTACAGGCTCAGGCCAAGAGTTGAGTATCGGGCGTTGGCGGTCAGGCAACCAGAAGTATGCCGACTGTTCATACCAGACACTGAAAGTCACAGCCGATTCAACTGTGGTTCTCGATTTGGACATGGCAGACGGTGCGCATAAAGCCTCGTCGTTTACTTGCGCGTCCGGCCAAACCGTCACCATTAACACATCAGGTGAAGACCCTGCCACTATTGTTCGCAGACCGTTCCTCCGATTCGATGGCACGTCCGACTCATTAGTGGGCGTATTCAACGAGTCGAATACAACAGGTGGTTATTTCTTCGGGGTGTTTAGTGTCAACGGAGACTCAGGAGAATCCTCTGGGCGAATCTTTAATATGAAATCTGATGATTACGCTTGGGGTTATAATTCAAACGCATCGTTTCTTTGGTCTCTTCGCGAATCTATGACGAACAACCTCTCGTATTATTACAACAACTCCTTTCGTGGAGTTCACACGGGGAAATTCGATGAGTCGAACGGAGTCATTCTGCATGAGGTAAAGGCTGTTGACGGAACTCAATTTTCAAAAGTTAATAATGCTGACACTCAAAGCACGACGCTCAACCTTAGCACATTGTCTTCTGAGGATTTTTACATTGCACAAAACCCGGGCGGGCAAGGAAACCCTGCCGTTGATTTGGAAGCTATCTACCTGTTTGACCATACGCTGACTGATGGGGAGGCGACACAGGTCCGCGATTATTTGAACGAGAAAAGCTCAATTTACTAACCATGCCTGAAGAAGAATACATCGACGAACCACTCACAGAGTTGGAGCAAGACCAGTTAGACACTGGCTGGTTCTTCTTCCTTGCTGCTCCAGAAATTTATCCTGCTTTGTCTGGCTACGTTGACGAGTCCCGAGGGTATCCAATCGGAGAGGGAACAAAGGCCGCGACCCTCAACGGACTTCCACTAGTTGACGAACTGATGACGACCACCGACGGTAGCGGTCAGTTAATGTTACAACTAGAAACTAGGAGAGTAACTTCGGACGACCTTTCAGCACTTGAGCCCTACATTGAGCAAGGAGACTTGTCTATCGTAACGGAGTTGGAATGGCTTTCGCTTAAGCCTGAAGCACCCGAGGAACTATAAGCGAATACAATCTATTTATAAATGAACACTTCCGCAGAATCACGCTATAACGCGCTAGAAAGCGAACGCCAGCCTTTTATCGACAGGGCGAGAGAAGCGTCTAAACTAACTTTACCTTATGTAATGCCCGAAGACGGGCACAATTCACACTCACGCCTGTATACACCATTTCAGGGCATTGGAGCAAGAGGGGTCAACAACTTAGCATCTAAACTACTACTAGCCTTACTCGCTCCCAATGCCCCGTTTTTCCGTCTCAACTTCGACGAGCCTAAACTCCGTGCGGAGGGAGCCACTCAAGAAATCATCACAGAAATGGAGTCAGCGCTACAACATGTAGAAGACACTGTGATGGAAGAAATCAGTCGTCAATCCTACCGGGTTGGTGTTCATGAGGCTCTTAAGAACCTTATTATTACAGGTAACTCTCTCCTGTATATCCCCCCAGAAGGAGGACTAAGAGTCTTCCACTTGGACCGTTACGTTATCAGCCGAGACCCTATGGGGAATCCACTGAAAATCATCACTAAGGAAACTCTAAACTACAACACTCTTACCGACGAACTTAAAGCCGCCGCTGGCTACCTTGAAGGCGAGACTACCGGAAAGACCTGTG